GAAGGCGGCGAAAGATGCGGCCGCGGCCACCGGTGTGCAGGCCGAGGGTTTGCAAGCGCTGCTGGGCAAGATCAGCCCGACGCTCGCCGCGCTGCAAAAGCTGGACGATCAACAGGAACTGCTGAACAAGCATCGCGCGGCCGGCACTCTTGGTGAGGATGACTTCAAAGCCTACTCGGCCGATATCGACACCGCGCGGCAGAAGATCAAGGGCCTGGGCGACGAGACATCGAAGTTCAGCCTGAACACAAAAGGCGCCCGTGAGAACGTGCTTCAGCTCGGTAACGCTTTGGCCGAAGGTAACTTCCGCGTCGCCGCGCATAATCTGCTGGAGATTGGCACAAGCGCTGGTACATCGGCGCTGCGTCTGGCCGCAATCCTTGCGCCCATTGCTGCGGTGGCAGCCATAGTCGCCACGCTTGGCGTCGCCTGGTACAAGGGCAGCGAGGAAGCCGACAGTTACAACAAGGCCCTCATCACCACCGGGAACGCCGCTGGAGTCAGTGCCAGCCAACTTGGCGGCCTGGCTCGTCAGGTCAGTGCAGTGGTGGGCACCACTGGCCAGGCAGCGGAGGTGCTGGACACCCTTGCGGCCAACGGCAAAATCGCGGGCGACAGCTTCGGCGCGATCACCCAGGCCGCTGTCGGCATGCAGGAAGCGACCGGAACCGCCGTTAGCGCGACCATCGCCGAGTTCGTGAAGCTGGCCGACGACCCCGTGAAGGCGTCTGCCGCGCTCAACGAGCAGTATCACTACCTGACAGCGTCCGTTTACTCGCAAATTGCCGCGCTGGAAGAGCAGGGTGATCACGCTGCGGCTGTGAAACTCGCGACTGATCAATACGCGGACGCGATCAACGAGCGCACCCCAAAGATCCTTGAAAACTTGGGCTACTGGGAACGTGCTTATAATCTGGTTGCAAAAGCCGCCGATGGGTTGAAGAACGCTGGGCGCCGCGACCTAAACACCGATATCCAGAATGCGAGAGACAACCTACTCGAAGCGCAAAACATGGACGGCCTGTTCCAGAGCCAAAAGTCCAAAGATGCGCTCATCCAGTTTCGTCAGTCTCAACTCAATTTCCTGCTATTGCAGCGAGATGCTGATGAGTCACGCAGTAAGTATCTTGGCGACCAGGCGAAAGCTCAACAAGACTCGATCGGAGCTATGGCCAAGATCGACGCGCTCACCAAGTCCTCCTGGACCAATGAGCAAAAGCGCACCGAGGCGGTAAAGGAATACAAAAAGTGGCTCGATGACATTCGGAAGACCGATCCGAATGATTCACGGCTCAATCAGGCGACTGTCGACAAGAACATCGCCAACATCAACGACAAGTTCAAGGACCCAAAAGGCCCGGCTAATCAACTGAACCTGACCGGGTTCAACGATGCTCAGAACAACCTCAAGTCGATCACCGGCTACTACCAGAACCTGCAAAAAGAGCTGGATTCGGCGCAGAAAGCGGGGCTGGTATCGGCTGAGTCCTACAGCAGCCAGCGCGTCGCGATCGTTGAACAGGAGAAAGGCGACGTCACCGCAGCCTACGAGGCCGAGATTGCAGCCCTGCAGGCGGTGCGTGACAAGTCTTCGACCACGGGCCAACAGCGCATCCAGCTGGATCAGAAAATCGCTGACGCCCGAGCCAGCATGGTTAAGGCGCAGAAGGATGCTGACAGCCAACTGGAGGTGCTGGCCAACAACGAAAAGGGCCGGCTCGACAAGCAGACCCGCTCGATCTCCCAGTACGTTCAAGCGCTGGATCAGCAGCAGAAAGCGTTAGAGCTTGCTGGGCAGCGCGCGGTGCTGGGTGTTGGTCGTGGCGATCGTCAGAACGCGCTCAACGCCGAGCTGAACAGCCAGCAAGATCGGTTTGCTCAGCAGTCGCTGGACCTGGCGAATCAGAAATCCGATCCATCGCGAAATATGTCGGATGAGGAGTTTGCCAAGAAGTCCCAGGCACTGGCCGACGCCAACAAAAAGGCGACTGACCAGATCCGGCAGAACTACGCGGACGTGCAGACCGCTCAGGGCGACTGGACCAACGGAGCAACCTCCGCTTGGGAGAATTACCTCGACAGCGCGCGGGACATCGCTGGGCAGACTAAGACACTGTTCACCAACGCCTTCAGCAGTATGGAGGACGCCATCGTCAACTTCGCCCTGACCGGGAAGCTTTCTTTCTCGGACTTCGCGAAGTCGATCCTGGCCGACATGGCTCGGATCGCAACGCGTCAAGCGTCGTCTTCGCTGCTGAGCGCCTTGTTTGGCGCTGGGCTTAGCTATTTCGGCGGCGGGAGTGGTAACGGGCTGGCTTCTGGCTCCGCCGGCGCCACATCTTCGAACCTCGGCGCATCGCAGGCTGGGTACTCTTCCTCCTACTTCCCGCAGGCCGACGGCGGCGCCTGGCTGAATGGCGTGCAGATGTTCGCCAACGGCGGCGCGTTCACCAACAGCGTCGTCAGCTCGCCGACTGTTTTTGGCATGGCGGGGGGCAAGCTTGGGGTGATGGGAGAGGCAGGTGACGAAGCGGTCATGCCACTGACCAGAACCTCAAGCGGCGCCCTGGGCGTCCGTGCTGTCGGCGGCGGTGGCGGATCGAACATCCAGATCAGTGCGCCGGTGAGCATCGTGACACAGGACCGCAGCTCTGAAGGCATGGAGCTCGACCAGACTGCCCTCGCGCAAAACCTGCAAATCCAGATGAAACAGGCGGCCGAGAAAGCCGTTGCTGATTCGTGGCGCCCGGGCGGTGTGAGCTTCCGACAGACAAGGACCTGATATGGCAATCGAAACATTTACCTGGCCAACCCAGTCGGGAGATTCGCCGGACATTGATTGGCGGGTCCGCAAGTCGCAGTTCGGCAACGGCTACACGCAAAAGGTCGGCGATGGTCCGAATAATAAGGTGCAGTCGTTCCCGGTCACCTACACCGGAACCAAGGCGAAGGTGCAGGAGATCATGGCTTTCCTTGATCGCCATGCTGGCGCTAAAGCCTTCAAATGGACAACGCCCTTGGGCGAAGTCGGCCTCTACACCTGTGAAAAGGCAGTTCCGACGCCTCTGGGCGGCGGGCAGTTCAAGCTCACCGCCACTTTCGACCAGGCATTTCACCCGTAAGGATTCACCATGCCGTTGATCAATGACCTGCAGGTTCTCGAACCTGGCAGTGAAGTGCTGTTGTTCGAGTTGGACGGCTCTGATTACGGGGCTGACGTTCTTCGGTTTCACGGTCACTCAATTCCGCACACCCAAGCCGAGATCATCGCGGCTGGCGAGAATGTCGACCAACTGCCGGCGAAATCGATCTGGTGGCAGGGCGAGGAATACGGCGCCTGGCCGATGCAGATCGAGGGCATCGAGGCCAACGGCGACGGGACAGCGGTGCGCCCAACGTTGTCCGTCGGGAACGTGAATGGGCGCATCACCGCGCTGTGTCTGGCCTTCGAGGATCTGCTCGAGTTCAAGCTGACCATGCGGCACACGCTGGTGCGCTACATCGACGCGGTCAACTTTCCAGAGGGCAATCCCGAGGCAGATCCGACGCAGGAATCCATTGAAGTCTGGTACTTGGACCAGAAAACCAATGAGGACGGGGAAACCGTATCGTGGGAGCTGGCCAGCCCAGGTGATGTGGGCGGTGAATCCATCGGCCGCCAGATGACCCCCCTATGCCACTGGTGCATGACTGGCGGGTATCGCGGTCCGAACTGCGGCTACACCGGCCCGTACTTCGACAAGGACGGGAATCCGACTGATAACCCAGAGCTTGACGAGTGCAACGGTCTGCTCACTACCGGCTGCGAGCCTCGCTGGGGGGCGAACAATGAATTGCCCTTCGGCGGCTTCCCGGCTGTCTCGCTGATTGCTCGGAGTTGACCATGCTCAAACACATCCTCAAGTCGGTGCAGACTCATGCGGCCGCCGAGTATCCGCGCGAGTGCTGTGGACTGCTGATAAGTGTCGGCCGCAAGCAGCAGTACATCCCGTGTGCCAATACCGCGACCGAGCCGAACGAAGAGTTCCGGATAGCGCCGGAGAATTACGCCGCGGCTGAAGATAAGGGCGAGGTAATCGGCATTGTCCACTCGCACCCTGACGCAACCAGCCGGCCGTCACCGCGGGACCTGGCCATGTGTGAAGCGACGGAACTGCCCTGGCACATCCTGAGCTGGCCGGAAGGCGATCTGCGCACCATCGTGCCCACCGGACACACGCCTCTGCTCGGCCGTCCGTTCGTGCATGGTGCATGGGATTGCTGGCAGGTTTGCGCTGACTGGTACAAACGTGAATGGGGGCTGGAGTTCGAAGCGTTCAAGCGCGAGGACGGTTGGTGGGAGCGGGCGGACGGCCCGAGCCTTTACGAACAGGCCTACGAGGCAGCTGGATTTGTGCGCGTCGGCACGCCGCAGCGCGGCGACATGATCGTGATGGAAGTGGGGCGCACCAAGCACCCGAACCACGCTGGCATCTACCTGGGCTCTGACCCGGTGCTGCCAGGCGAGTCAACGGCAATGCACGGAGCCGGGCCGTTCCTGCTTCACCACCTGTATGGCAGACCGTCTGAAATCATCGTGTTCGGCGGCCCTTGGCATGACAGAACACGCCTGATCCTTAGGCACAAAGACGCAAAACAGTGAGTGGCAATGTCAGAGGGATAAAGTATGGATAACGTAACTCAAGCGAAGGTGGGCGAGCGCATTGAATCGGCGAAACGAGATATCAATGGCCGCCCGATATGGATATTGACCAAGACGGGAGAGCTGCGTTTTTCCGTGCGTTGTGCGCAGCTCTGAAATCAGTGTTTAGGTTCGTTTTGCCCCAGCCATTGGATTAGTGGGGCTTGGTCGCTGACAAGGCCTCTTAGGGGGCGGGCAAATGCTTCCTCAGCTTCAGGGCCTCGGAATGGCGGCGGGAGACCAGTGTCCAAAATATGCTGGGCGATGCGGGTTAAAGCTTCGTTGTTGAATCCTGGGGACGCTTTAAGCGCAGCAGCAAGTGCTGATATGGCAGTAAGCACCCCCACGTCAAAGGCTCGCAGTTCAATTTCAACATCTGACATCTTGACCTCCTAGGTCTCATTTCCCCGGTCCATGGGCTTGCGAGCAGTGGATCAGGGAGTTAGTTAAACCGCGAAAATGAAAAAGGGAAGGCTCGAACATTCTGGCTGGAACAACTGGATACTTAACCGACCGTCCACCAGGTGGGTGTTCCATGAGGCAGAACTGAGTCAGTCACCGAATGAATAATGCCGGAGCGAAGCGCCACGTCAGGCGTAACAAGCCTGGCGTTTCCTGAAATGATGCTCCGGATGTCTAGAGGCTCGGCGGCGTCTGCAGTGCTTTGTTCAAAAATACTGACGTAGCGCTCAACATCGTCATTGAGAGACCCGGATATTTCCAGCAGCCTGGAATGATCCACACCTCCAGCGTTGAACATCCACGCCATTGGGTGAAGGAGAAATCTAGCGAAGCTCGAGGCTGAACGCTGCTCTCCTGCAAGGAATACGATGTTGGCCATTGAATTAACGCCGCCGAGATTGTGAGTGTCGACAGGGACTGGCAAAGATTTGAGATATCCATACATGGCGAACCCATAAAGCGTACTTCCACCTTCGGATGCTAAGTGCAGGCGGATTCTAGTAGCGCCCTGTGCAAGTGCTTGCGAGCAAAGGCTCTGAACATTGGCGCAGGCAGCCGGTGTTATGGGGCCTGAAAAATGAACGACATGGAGCGTCATATTTATCACCTCCCTGGGAAGGCGCAAAGCTACTACGGCGGGATCCAATCCTGTTACTGGCCTTTTGTCCACCGCTGGATGAAAAGTCAGTGACGGTATAAGCTCATGATCTTCGCACACGGAGGTCATCACTCATGCCGGTAGAGCTTCAATTCCTTTCTGCAGATGAAGCGGAACCCATCGCAAGAGAACTTCTTGCACAGGATATTGGTGGCAAATTTCACGCTGTTTTGGATCGATCGCGATTGCTGGACGAAGCATGCGTGCTCCTGCACGACGGGGTAGAATATGTTGGGTTCGCAACTGTCACTGCCAATGGAGAAACTTGTGAGGTCTACAGGTTTTTCGTCGTACCGTCTAAGCGCGGAGCGGGGATCGGCACTGATGCGGCGCGACAACTTGAACGAGTTCTGGCTTCAGACGGCTATGGAATGTGTTATTTCCAGATTGATGACGAGGACGCTATCCGATTCTGGAGTCGTGCTGTTGGCCCCTTGCAAGTAGTAAACGAAACCTCTGGGATGTATGCGAAATCACTCATTGATGGCTGAGAAGGATCATCATGCGAATTTTGATAGGGGCGCTGGCAGTTGCCCTGCTGGCTGGGTGTGTCGGCCCGGGCGATCTAGCCGAAAATGAGCCGAGCATTGCGGCCACCACCAAGAAAGACCCGAAGCGCTATGCGCTGTGCGTATTCCCCAAGTGGCAGAACGCCCGGACAGATTCAACGATGTCTGAAACCGAAAACGGATACCGTCTGCTTGTGGCCAGCAACAACATGGCAGACGAGATGCTGGACATCACCAAAACCTCAACTGGTAGTTCGGTGGTGCTCCACCAGCGGATGGCCTGGTCCATGATGCCTGGGCGCAGCGCGGTAGAGTCGGCGGTGCGATCCTGTCTTTAAGCAACCCATCAAGAAGCCGCCTTCGGGCGGTTTTTTTACGCCCGGAGAAAACATGGCCGCTACAGCAGCTCACTTCGATCCTGTAACAACGATCATCCTAACCGGACCGCTCCGCAAAAGATTTGGCCGAGTGCATAGAAGACATCTCGATAGCGGGCGCGCGTGGGAAGCCCTGAAAGCCCTGAAATGCACCCTTGATGGATTCGAGGATGAAATCAAACGACTCAGTCGGCTGGGCATGCGGTTCGCTGTTTTTCGCAATGGACATAACGTTGGCGTAGACAGCCTGGAAATGGGCGGCACTCGCGAGGTAAAGATCGCTCCGGTTCTTGAGGGCAGTAAGCGCGCAGGTATTCTGCAAACCATCCTTGGCGCCGTTCTGCTTGTGGCGAGTATCTGGTTCCCTTCCTTGGCCCCCGCTGGCGTGGCGCTGGTTGCCGGCGGTGTCATCCAGATGCTCAGTCCCCAAGCCTCCGGCCTGAAGCAAAGCGCAGCGCCCGAAAACCTGCCGTCCTACGCGTTCGGTAGCGCCAAGAACACCACCGCCAGCGGCAACCCGGTGCCGATCTGCATTGGTCGTCGGCGCTGGGGTGGCGCGATCATCAGCGCCTCAATCTACGCCGAAGACAAGACCTGATCCGTACATTGACGGCGTCCCGCCGGGGTATACTGGGCTAAAACTGGCGAGGATATCCACATGACGTATGGCGTTCGACTCACAACGGACAAAGGTGAACAGCTCGCAATGCCCGGCTGGTCATTGAACATCGAAGCAAGGCCACCTTGTGTTTTCAAAGGCGACCACAAAATTGAATTGCCGTGGAAAGGGCTGGATACCTCTATCACCGACGGCGAACTCGCCGAGATCCGACGCCAATATGAGGCCTTCGAGGCTCTGTAAGGCCATCAGAAACACCAAAACCCGTCACTGAGCGGGTTTTTTTATGCCTGGAGAAAAGCATGGGCGCTGCTGCAAAGATCGAAATAACCGGCGAGAAGGGCGGCAGCAGCAGCCCAAAGACTCCGATCGAGGCCGCTGACAGCCTGCGCTCGACGAACCTGGCAAAGATCCTGATCGCCGTCGGCGAGGGCGAGTTTGATGGCGTGCCGAGCGCGCAAAACATCTACCTCGACAACACGCCGATCAATGACGCGAGCGGCAACGTCAACTTCCCCAATGTGAAGTGGGAGTGGCGCACCGGCGCGGTGGATCAGACCTACATCCCCGGTATCCCTGCGGTTGAGAATGAAACCACCGTCAACGTCGAGCTTCGCAGCGACACGGCCTGGGTGCGATCGCTGACCAATACCCAACTCTCTGCCGTGCGCCTGCGTTTCGCCTGGCCGGCGCTCCAGCAGCAGGACGACAACGGCAACGTCGGCGGCTACCGGATCGAGTACGCCGTTGATGTGGCCACTGACGGCGGGGCGTATCAGCAGGTGCTGGACGAGGCTGTCGACGGCAAGACCACCACCCGTTACGAGCGGTCGCGCCGCATCGATCTGCCGGCGGCGACATCAGGCTGGCAGATCCGCGTTCGCCGCCTGACGCCAAACCAGAACAGCAACAAGATCGCCGACACCATGCTGATCGCCGGCTACGCCGAGGTGATTGACGCAAAGCTGCGGTACCCGAATACCGCGCTGCTGTACATCGAGTTCGACGCCGAGCAGTTCACCAACATCCCGGCGGTGACCGTGGATTGCCACGGCCGCAAGTGGCAGGTGCCGAGCAATTACGACCCGGTGACTCGCAGCTACACCGGCGTCTGGGATGGCACCTTCAAGTCTGCATGGACCAACAACCCGGCGTGGATCACCTACGGGATTTGCACGGTCGACCGCTTCGGCCTGGGCAAGCGCATCAAGCCGTTCATGGTCGACAAGTGGGAGCTGTACCAGATCGCTCAGTATTGCGATCAGTTGGTAGGTGACGGCGCTGGCGGGCAAGAGCCTCGATTCCTCTGTGACATGAACCTGCAGGGCAAGGCCGAGGCCTGGACGCTGCTGCGCGACATCTCGGCGATTTACCGGGGTATGACCTACTGGGCTCAGGGCCAGCTGGTCGCGCAAGCAGACATGCCGCGCACTCAGGACTTCGACTACGTCTTCACCCGCGCGAACGTGATCGACGGCAAGTTCTCGTACGGCAGCGCGTCGAGCAAAACCCGTTACTCGCGCGCCATAGTCAGCTTCGACAACCCGGCCAACAACTACGACACCGACGTTACCGCGTACTCCGATTCCGAGCTGCAGCGCCGTTTCGGCGACAAACCTGTCGAGATTAGCGCCATTGGCTGCACCCGCGCGTCCGAGGCCCAGCGCCGCGGCAAATGGGTGGTACTGAGCAACAACCAAGATCGGACCGTCACGTTCAAGACCGGCATGGAGGGCGCGATACCGCTGCCTGGCTACATCATCCCGGTTGCGGACTCGTTGCTGGCCGGGCGTGAGGTTGGCGGCCGTATCGCCGCCGGCGCCGGGCGCGTCGTGACGCTGGACCGTGACACCCTGGCCAAGGCCGGTGACCGGCTGATCATCAACCTGCCCAGCGGCAAGGCCGAAGGGCGCACGGTGCAGTCGATATCGGGGCGTGCAATCACCGTAACCACGGCCTACAGCGAGACACCGACGCCGGAGCTTCAGTGGGCGCTCGACGCTGACGACCTCGCGATCCCTCTCTATCGCGTGCTCAGCACCAAGCGCACCACCGAGGGTGACTACGAAATCGCGGCCGTGCAGTTCGAGCCAAGCAAGTTCCCCTTCATCGACACCGGCGCGCGCCTGGAAGTGCGCCCGATCAGCGTCATCCCGATCACGGTGGTTCCGGCGCCGAC